CTGGAAGATGTTGCTTCGCTCATGCGTGCATACAGCAAATTTGCCTGGAAGCGCATCACGAAGGGCGGCAAGAAAGCCGTGGCAGCGGAACGTGCCAAGATGGCAAGCACGTTGATGAGCAGCGGCGGATCTGGGGAAACCAACCCACCGCCGGTGACCGGCGCCATGGCGATCCTGGGAGAAGGCACAGATCTACAGCCGATGCAGGTGCGTGGCGCGGCGATCTCTCCGGATGATGGCAGGCGTTTGTTGTTGATGGTGGCAGCGGGTGTGGGTCTGCCTGAGACCTATTACGGCGATGTGAGTGTAGGCACGTTCGCAACTGCCAAGACCATGGACCGTCCTACCGAACTGGCGATGAAAGAAGGTCAGACCACGTGGACGGATATCTTCCGCAACATCTTTGGTTATGTGATCCTGCAGGCGATGAAGGCGAGTGACCCCAACGCAAAGCTCGCAGCGCTTGGAAAAGTTACCACGACCGAAGACAACGGCATTATCGAAGAAAAGATCGAGTGGAAGAAGCCATTGACCGCCATGCTCGATATCGATTTCCCGCCCATCCTGGAAAAGGATATCCAGGCATCGGTGCAATCGATCGTTACGGCGCTTACGCTCAACGGTCAGCAGCTCACTCTACTCGATGAACAAACCGCAACACGACTCATCCTGAAAGCGATCGCGGAAGATGATGTGGATGAGATCATGGCGGAGTTGTTCCCGGATGGAGAGAATGTCACCCCGCAAGGGAATGCAACGACTGTGGAACCCACCAGTCAGGCTGTAGCGAAAGAGGCGGCGCGGAAGTTGTTGGAGAGCATCAAGGCTGAGATGCGGAGGGCAGAAGGCAGTGAGCAGTAACCAGCCATCCGTGCACGATGACGCCTATATGGATGCCTTCATGCGCTTCGATGAAGCTCTCAAACGCTCGAAGAAGCTGATCAAGCGTGAGCAGATCCAGCGCAGGCTTGAGATCGCCATGCAGAAGGCTTTCCGCGAACAAGGCAAGCAGTTCGTGCGGGCGATGAGCAAGTTCAAGAATCGTTTTACAGAGACTGCTCAGATCAAGTCGCCTTTTGGGGATGACATGGTTCTGAGCGAAGGAATGGTTCCCACTGAATGGATGTTCGTCTTCCACCTGGTGGCAAAGAACACTACTCCACTCTTCGAGAAGCCTATCGATGCGGCTGTGCAAACGTCACTGATGCAGGGCGCCAGCAATCTCATCGCAGATCTGGGAATGAACATCCGTTTCGATCTGAAGAACCCGGGCGCGGTGAAATATCTCGATCAATACGGAGCGAAGCAGGTCACGAAGATCAACGAGACCACACGTGACTACTTGCAAACGATCATGAAACAGTCCACCGATGAAGGCTGGACGTATGACGAAACTGCAAGAGCCATCACCGAACGATACAGAGAGTTCGAGGTTGGCAAACCGCAGGCACATATTGACAGCCGCGCTCACCTGATCGCTGTCACCGAATCGGGTAATGCATCACTCGAAGGTCAGATGATCGTGGCGCAGGACCTGCAGGACGCCGGTGTTGAGATGGAAAAATACTGGAGCACCGTAGGCGACGATAAAGTGAGCCAAGGATGCAAAGAGAACGAAGAACAAGGCTTCATCGCATTGACCGTCCCGTTCAAAAGCGGGCATCAGAGACCATTACGTTTTCCCGGCTGCAGATGTGATCTGTTGACCAGGATGAAGAAATAAGCAATAGGAGCAATTATGAACAAACATAAAACCCAAGTTGTGAGCACGCCGTGGGATGTCGCACACGCGATCCTTGAAGCCAAAACTCAGGAAGAGTTGACCTACATGCATGCTTATCTTCGTGAAGGCTCTGATGCGACAAAGCGAGAATCGTATCTGTTTCCGCATCACGAAGCTGGCACGGATACACCTGCCAATCTGCATGCCGTCAATTTGGCGCTTGTTCGTGTGAGCGAAGCAAAGATCCCGGATGCTCACAAGTTTGCGGTCATGGCTCATTTACGTGCTCATCGTGTTGATGCTGGCCTCTCTGCCTGCATGAACGATGGAGAGATCCAGGAAGCGGTGAAGCATATCAAGAAGATGGATGACCTGAAGATCCACGAAGCCAAGGCTCTGACCGATCAGGTCGTGCTGCAGGAACGCTCCAACATGGCGGAATGGTTGGAGAGCCGCCTGCATCTCACATTGACGCAATTCGCTGACGATATGTTCGGCGGTGGGCGAGTGACGCGCAATGAGCGCAAGGCTCTTTCGGGTGCGATCGGTGAAGCGCTCGATAGTTATCACAACTTCCTGACGCAGAATGCTCCGCAGTTGTTCAAGCGTGCGCCCTGGGATGATGCACCGGATGAGAACGGGGATCAGCCATTAGGGGAAGCGTTGGGCACGGAGCGCGCAGTGGTGCAGGATGTTGCACTTGAAGAGAGCGCGATCGCCTTGCAGGAAAAAGCTGTCCGCAGTGATGGCACTGTGCCTGTGAAGATCATCCAGCCAGGCTGGGGATCGAGCGGATGGTATTCCAAGGAAGTATTGCAGCGTGATGGAGCCAAGGCATTCCCGAAAGGGACAAAGATGCTGTGGAACCATCCAACAGTTACAGAAGAAGCGGAACGTCCGGAGGGAGACCTCAACGATCTTGCCTCCGAACTGGTGAGCGATGCACGCTGGATGGATAACGGTCCGAAGGGACCTGGCTTGTATGCGGATGCCAAGGTCTTCGAGTCCTACCAGGCACCGATCAACGATCTTGCTCCGCACATTGGCGTGAGTATCCATGCACGCGGCAAAGGTATGTTTGGCACAGCAGAGGGCAAGGAAGGCGTGATCGTCCAGGAGATCCTGGAAAGTCCATTCAATCGCGTGGACTATGTGACCATGCCAGGTGCAGGCGGAGCGATCATCTCATTGTTTGAAGCAGTGCGGACGGTCCGCACTGATAACAAAACCAAAACAGGGGCGGTCCCTGCTACGGTAGCCACTCACAACGTGGCAGATACATCCAATCTGGAGGAACAAATGGCTGATGAAAAATTGAACGAACGTGTTGCCACGTTGGAAACCACAAATCAAACGTTGGCAACGGCAAACGCCAGGCTTGCTGAAGCCCTGGCTCTGCGTGATGCGAAGGACATGGTTAAGGAAGCTCTCGCGAGCATCGTCAACCTGCCTGACATCACCAAGGCTCGCCTGATCGAGAGCCTGTCGAAGAACCCGCCTATGAAAGAAGGTGTGCTCGATCGTGAGGCTTTCACGAAAGCCATCCAGGAAGCGGTGAAGAGCGAAGTCAAGTATCTGGAATCAGTGCTTGGCAAGGGTCAGATCCGCGGGCTGGGTGAGAGCACCAATGATGACGCTCAGGAAGAAACCCCTGAGAAGCTCGAAGAGTCATTGGCTGGTTCATTCGCTGCGCTGGGCTTGAGTGAAACGGCTGCGAAGATCGCGGCAAAGGGTCGCGAGTAGATCTCTGGTCGAGTGATCAGGATCTCTGTGAATAAATCGTAATTGGTTCTGGAGGAATAGCATGGCAAAGAATATTCTTTTCGACCCCGGGGAGCAGTTGGATCTTGTATGTTCCGATCCTGCCACTCCCGCCTCGGGTGGTCCTGTGCGTGTTGGCAGCGCGACCGGTATTGCGTTGACCAATGAACAAGCAGATGGCAAAACGACTGTGAAGCTCGGAGGCTTTGTTGCTGAACTCTCCGTGAAGGGTGTGGATGGCAGCGGTGATAGCGCTGTGGCGCTCTACGATGCACTTTGGTACGTGGATGCAGATACGCCCAAGATCAGCAAAAAGGCAACCGGGTATTTCTTCGGTTTTGCACTGGATACCGTTAATTCCGGTGCTACGAAGACCATTCCGGTTTGGCATCCACCTGCGATTGGTACCGGCAGTCTGGCGGCTGGCTCGATCGGTGCCACACAGCTTGCCAATAATGGTGTGACTGCTGCAAAGCTCACTGCCAGCCTGGCAACTGGGTTTGTGCCTCTCGCACTTTCGCAAGCACGCGAGATCGCAACGAATGACATCATCAATGCCGCTGGCATTGGTGGCATCCTTTCAAGCGATTCCACCCCGGCGCTGAAGCGCGTCAATGGCGCTACCGATAAGAAACAGATGATCGAGTGGGTTGCGAGTAACAACGACGAGATCGTTTGGGACTTCCCGTATCCGCCCGACCTGGATGACAGCGCGGCTGTAGAAGTGCATCTGCTTGCGAAGATGAGCGGTGCAACCAATACACCGGCGATCGCTGTTTCATATTTCGAAGGCGTTGGAGATACCAATGCCGGAGGCAATACGGCTGCGCTCAGCTCCACGCTGGCAGATGTCAGTGTGACCATCGCCGCTGGGGATGTGGGACCTGCCCCAACCAGTGCGAGCATTGGCTTGGTGCCCGCCGCACATACAACCGATAAAGTGCAGGTGCTTGCCGCGTGGATCAAGTACACACGCAAGTAAGCCACTGCATATCACAGAACGATCAATGCTTGAGTAACGAGGTAAACATGGAATTCCTTGAAGTCGTTGACACCATTCGTGCTGAGGAAGCCAGCCCGGCGCGTTTGTTTAAGGGTGATGGTGTGGGTGTGCGCAAGACGCGCCTGCAGCAAAACCCTCTGTATCCGAAGATGCTGGCAGAAGCCGCCAAATTTGTGGCGGATGTTGTGAAAGGCAGACGCTCTCTTCGTCAGTTAAACGAAGCGATGACCACCAGCGATTTCCCGTATCTCTTTGGAGATATTTTGGATCGCCAGGTGCTTGCATCCTATCGCGAGGCTCCCTCTGTATGGCGCAACTTCGCGAAGCGCAGTACGGTCCGTGATTTCCGCACCGTGAAGCGCTATGGCGTGCACGGCGCTGACCAGGTGCTGGAAGTGGTGAAAGAGCAGCAAGAGTACAAGGGCTCGAAGATCGACGAAGATACGCCGTATGAGTTCGCTGTGAAGAAATATGGCCGCAGGTTGCCATTCTCCTTCGAGACGATCACCAACGACGATCTGGAAGCGTTGACCGATGGTCCTGCCCGCCTTGGAAAAGCTGCACGCCGCACGGAAAACAAGTTCGTCACCTCCCTGTACATGGATGCCAGTGGTCCACATGCATCCTTCTACACTGTTGGTAATGGCAACATCATCACCGGAAACCCGGCGCTTTCCCTGGCTGCTCTGCAGACCGGCATGGAACTCATGTCACAGAAAGTGGATGCTGATGGTGAGCCGATCGTGATCGAGATGGTGGAGCTCGTTGTTCCGCCTGCGCTCGAAGTGACCGGTTTGAATATCCTCAATGCCTTGCAGATCGAGCTGACCGAAAAGGGTGGCACGAGCGCTCGCAAGCTTGTCAGCCAGAACTGGATGAAGACCCGTTTCAATTTGAACGTGGATTACTACATCCCGATCGTGGCGAGCTCTGCCAATGGATCCACCAGCTGGTGTCTCTTTGCCAATCCAGATAATGATCGCCCGGCGCTCGAGGTTGGTTTCCTGCGTGGACACGAAGAGCCCGAGATCTTCATGAAGCAGCCCAATGCTGTGCGTGTGGGTGGCGGTGGTGCTGAAGAGTTCGATTTCGACACCGATAGCCGCGAGTACAAGGTCCGTCATATTTTGGGTGGCACGCGCGAAGATCCCAAGATGACGATGGGCAGCAATGGCTCTGGCGTATAAACGCGTTCGAACGAATAACCATAAAAGGGGCGGAGCATCCCTCCGCCCCTGATCGAAGGAGGCAGTTATGCCTGAAGGCGATATCGTTGCATACAACGATCTAAAAGAACAATTATTCAAAAAGGTGCATGACTTCATCAACGATGTCATAAAGGTATCCCTGCATACTGGATACACCCCCAACATCGACACGCACCAGGTGTGGGCAGATGTCTCTGCCACCGAGTATGGCACTGCCTCTGGATACACCGCGGGTGGTGTGACGCTTGCCAATAAGAGCGTCACGCAGGACAACACCAACGACCGTGCGCTCTTCGATGCGGATGATGCCACCTGGAGCAGTCTGGGACCGCTCAGCCCTGCTACACCCAGTCACGGCATTATTCGAAACACCACGCCCACGTCACCCCTGATACCGCTGATCGCCTACATCCTGTTGGGTACCAAGGCGACCAATGGCGGTAACTACACATTGCAGTGGAGCGCCAGCCCATCTGCCATTCTGACCATTACATAGGACCTGCCATGTTCAATATCAAAGATCTTACGATGGACGTTCAGCCCGGAGATGGCATCACCAAGATCGTGGTGCAGCCGGACAATATGTATCCGGTCATTATTACTCGCATTCAGGAAGTGCTGGCGGGAGCCAACCCGAATGAACTATTAGCAACTGCAGAGCGCGGCGGATCTGCCCGGGCAGATGTGTTGATCCAAAATGCACGTGCCCTTCCGGAACAAGCCTGGCAGGATGCCTTGACCCCACGCAGCGAATTTACTGTGCTGCCCTATGGCGCGTTCGTCGAACGAAATGGGCAGGCGCGTCAGGACATGATCACTGTTTTGAGTCCTGCAACCCAGGCAGATGTGATCCGCATGATCCAACGCGGTTATGCGTTGGAGATTGCCTATGGTTGGTTCTGCCAGGCAGTTCGGTTGGAGTATGGATCCTACGATCTGACGATCGATCGAGATGAAGATTACAAGCTCTAAGTGAGACCTTATGGCATCCATCAAGTATGAAGCGGCAGCGATTGCCACCCTGATCAGCACGGAATTAAACAGCTTGGCGAATGGATCCAATAAGATCGCCAGCTCTGCCTATGACAATGCTGCCAATCTATATCTCTATGGATTGTTCGAACTCAATGTCACCTTTGGCACGAACCCCACCGCCGGGAACCTGGTGAACTTGTATCTGATCCCTGCGCCCGATGGAAGCAACTACGATGATGGATCGGATTCCATCGTTCCGCCTGCCACATTTTGGGTGGGTGGTTTCCCGGTGCGGGCAGTCACCACGGCGCAGAAGATCGGTCTGGGTCTGGTAGCTCAGGCATTGATCCCGCTGCCGCCCGTGCCTTTCAAAGCATTGTTGATCAACAACTCCGGGCAGGCATTCCCTGCCTCTGGCAGCACCCTCAAGATGGTGCCCTATCGCTTGCAATCTGTGTGATCCATGTCAACTCGTATCGATGCTTCCACCGAAGGATTTAGGCGTACCGCCTCTCCATCCAGCACTGCATTCACCATCGCAGGCTGGGTCAAGGTGCGTGGCACCGGTGATGGCACATGGGAAAACATATTTGGATTGCTCAACAGCGGAGGTTCCTCCTGGGCGATCCTGTATAAGCGCACATCGGGCAATGCCAACGTGAACATCAATGGCACATCAGGAAATGCATCGTTGGGTGTCACTCTCAGCAATGATGTTTGGTATTACTGCGCGATCGGGTGCAATGGCACAGGTGCGTCGGCGCTCACCGGCTGGGTGATCACACAGGAAGGCACAGTCTATACAGCCAGCACCACGGGTGTGAGTCTCACCGTTGCAGAGATGGCTTTGATGAACAATGCGACGTTCTCTGAATGGGTGAATGGTGATCTCTGCAATCCGATTGTGTGGAGTACTAAACTCACCACGGCAGAACTGCAGCAGCAGATGTGGCATCGCGAGCCTGTAGTACAGCGGGCAAGTGTGTATTGTTCTTCGCGCTTGTCCCACTTCGCGGACATCTACGATTATTCTGGCAACGGTCGCCACTGGACATCGATGGGCGGCACGCTGACCAACGAGGCGGACCCGCCATTCCGGATCTCTTTGCTCGAACAACATATCGAGATGCTGAAATACATCAGCATCTCCACAAGCGATGTTGTTGTTTCCTGTAGTTTTGGAGCCATGTCGTTGAGTGGACAAGCTGGCTCGGTTGTACCAGGTGAAGTGGCCATTGCATGTGTCTCAGATGATCTGAGTCTGTCTGGGCAAACTGCGAGCATTGTTCCTGGTGGCATATCAGTAGCCTGTACATCAGGATCATTGTCTCTCGACGAACAGGCAGTCAGTGTAGTGCCTGGCGAAGCGATCATTGCATGCTCCGCCGCAGCCATCAGCCTAGCAGGTGTATCAGGGCAGGTCACACCGGGCAGCGTATCGATCACTTGCGCTGCAGCCGCCCTGGCTCTCGATGAGCAGGCATCCAGTGTAGTACCGGGCGCCGCGGCGATCGTTTGTGGCGTTGGATCCATGAGCCTGGCTGGACCCTCTGGGCAGGTTGTGCCTGGCACTGTATCGATTGCATGTGTGAGCGCCGCCATGATCGTGAGTGGGCAGACTGCCATCATCGATCTGGGTGGCACGGTTATTGCCTGCGTGACCGGAGCGTTATCGCTAGATGAATGGGCAGCCACTGTATTACCGGGTGCTTCAGCGATCGTTTGTAGTGTTGGTTCTCTAAGCCTTGCAGGACCATCGGCTCAGGTGATCAGCGGCGTGCTGGTGAATTGCTTACCTGCTTCCCTGACGTTGACCGGTCAATCGTCTGCCATCGTTCCAGGTGGAACGGTCATCCCATGCAATGCCGGAAGTTTGCAGATCGCTGGATGGAGCGCTCTGATAGCGCTGGGTGAAACAACGGTGATATGTGCGTTGGGCAATCTTGGTCTTGATGAGCAGGCGGCGCAGATCGTGCCTGGTGGGGCAGTGGTGTCCTGCCTTGCGGATGAATTGTTCCTGCAGGCGTTGCATGCGGATGTTATCGGCGGGCAGACCTATTATGACGCCGTGCTCAAAGGTAAAGGCAGGGATCAATTGGCAGGTGTAGTGGATCTGCACGTGCGTGGTGCATCTGATGAGCAGTTGAGTGGAACGCGTGGAACTCAGCTGCGCGGAAAAAGGACAAGCAATCTATGACAACGGATTTGGATCCGATCTTCGTAAATAATTCTCAGCTCTTCAAGGTCAGCGTCTACGATGTGGACGGTGTCACGCCGTTGGCACCACAATCCTGTGTGTGCGATGTGTTCAATAAAGATACGGGCGCTCAGATCATCAGCGCTACAAGTGGTTTGGTAGGCACAGGATACGCCCAATACAACTGGGCAGGCAGCGCAACACCTGGAAACTATGAAGCGGAATTGACCGTGACCATTTCTGTGGGCGTGGTGAAGAGCGAGCGCTTCCATGTCTCCGTATTGGGCAAGCCCACGGTGTTCACGCTGGATGAAAACACGGACATCGGCACGGTGCGCATGATCATCCAGGATGTGGACCCAGAGAATGCATTATTCAGCGATGCGGGCATTACCAAGCTGTTGAATTTGAATGGCAGTGATGTACGACTGGCTGCCGCAGCTGGTCTCGACATTATGGCGAGCAGCCAGGCGATGATCCTGAAGGTGATCCGCACGTTGGATTTAACCACCGATGGTGCCGCCGTGGCGCGTGCGCTGCGTGAACATGCCAATCAGTTGAGGGCAGATGCGGAAAAAGCAGATGCCGCGGACGAGGGCGGGTTGTTCGACTATGCAGAGATCGTGACCAATGCCTTCACAGAGCGGGAGCGCATGCGGAATCAAATATTGCGCGGAGCGATGTAGCGTGCAGCAAAGTCGTTTGATCCATCCCAAGATGACGAAGGTGCTGGAACGAGACTTCTTCCCGCAGCGCTGTGCGTTGAAGAAGCCCGTGAAGAGCCAGAGCACCACGGGCAAGGAGAAAGTTGCCTATGCCGCACATCCTCCATATGAATCGCTGCCCTGCAGAGTGGCACCGGCATCCGGCGGAGAGCGACGTGGCAATAACTTCACGCATTTGGACACGACCCACGCGATCATGGTGCCAGGCGCTTATGACGATGTAACGGAAGAGTGGGTCGCTGAAGTGGATGGAGTGACCTATCAGATCCTGAAGCCAGGTAAGGCAAGCCACGATGCAGAAGGCGTAATGACTCATTTTGATACGAGGTTCGTGAGGTAGTCATGAGTGACGATATTGTGATCGGCAAGGAAGCGTTGATCAGGAAGTTCCGTGCGTTGTCAGAAGCGGCGCAGGGAATGACTTTGGCGCGTGTTGTGCAGGTTGGTAGCAAACCGATCTTGAACGCTGCCAAGGGCAACATCAAAAGCCAGGACCTGATCCGGACGCGCGATCTAAGTCGTTCTTTGCACGAAGAAGTTTCCATGCAGTCATCGTCGGTTGCTGTGGCTGAAGTGGGCACTAACAAAAAGCACGCGGCATTGCACGAGTATGGCGGCGTTGTGCGACCGAAGAGCGCGTCCTATCTGGCGATCCCTGTTGGAAATTATCGAGGTAGCCCCCGGAGCCATCCGCGTTTGAAGATCCGGGTCACGAACAATGGCAACCTGGTCATGGTCGATTCGTTGGGGCGTGTGCAGTACGTATTGAAGAAATCGGTCGTTGTGCCTGCGCAACCGTTCATGCGACCTGCCTATGATGAGCACAAGCAGGACGCGATCGACGATATGAGCAGAGCTTTCAAGGCTTTGGTTACCAAGGCGGCGCAGGAATGACGATATTCGCTGAAGATCTTTTTGCCTATTTGAGCATCCAGGCAACGAACGCGGCAAACCGGATCCATCCGAATCAACTGCCGCAAAATCCAACGTTCCCTGCCGTGCGGTATTTCCTGGTCAGCGATCCACCGGAGCACACGCACAGTGGTCGAGCAAATTTATATCATCCACGCTACCAGCTCGAATGCTACGACCAGGACACGGAGAGCAATGATGGGTATCTGGGCGCTCATCAACTGGCTTTGCAAGTCATCACCGCTCTGGATCTGTATCAGGGCGCCATGGGAACCGCCACGTGTCAGGTTGGTTTTACAGAGGATGCAAAAGATAACTTTGATCCCGAGACCAACCGGCACTGGGTAAGTGTTGATGTAGAGATTTGGTATTCGAAATAAGGAGAATTATGGTCAAGAGAAAAACACAACCCCAAAAGATCCCGAATGAACCAGCTGTTCAGGCTGAGCATTATCAGATCGGCGTGTGGGCAGGGATCCCCCAATACCGATGCACGCTGTGTGCCTTTGACATGCTGGAGAAACCGGCGATGCTGGCACATTTGTATGACGCTCATGGGTTGCAGGTGGAAGGATATCGCCCGACAGCTCCGGAGCCTACAACAGCAACGACACCGGAAGCCGAAACACAATCGAACGAGGAAGTGTTCGAGGTGGAGTTGAAAGAAGTTAGTGAAACCGTGGACGACGAAGGCAATGTCCACAAACAATATACGATCAAGGATGAATGATGTCAACAACCACGATCCGATATTTTGAGTATGCCCATCTACCTCTGAAACTACAGGTAGTCTCCAAGCCCATTTATGAGCTTGCTCATCAAATGGAAAATACTCTTCCGGACGGTCCTGAAAAATCGGCTGGAATGAGAAAACTATTAGAAGCCAAGGACTGCTTTGTTCGCACAGCCCTTGAGAACAAGGAGTAATGAACTATGGCAAGAGTAACGGTTACTAAAACACCAGCGCAGGGTCCCTATGTGACTTTGCCTGTTGTTGCTGATTCGCTGGATGTTGCACTGCTGGCAGCAGATGTAGCAAATAAGAATCAGTTTGCCCCCACCGGCGATGATCTTTTGCTGGTGCAAAACAGCGGTGCAAGCCCATATACGTTCACGATCACATCTGTGGCGGATGCATTGAAGCGCACCGGTGACGTTGGTCCTTATACGATCGCTGCGAGTGAGATCGCAGCGTATCGCATCAGGGTGGATGGCTGGAAACAGTCGGATGGTTTTGTGTACGTTGAAGCCAGCAATGCAGCTGTGAAGTTCGCTGTCATTTCGCTGTAAGAAGTAATAAGAATTCTGATCAAGGAGAAACGATATGCCTACACCTACAAGTGGCTCCGCTGCCTATGGCACGCTATTGAAACTGGGAGACGCTGCAACTCCCACCGAAACCTTCACCACCGTGGCTGAACTCACAGATGTGGAACTGCCTGAGATCAAGCTGGATTCCGAAGATGCCACCAGTCATGATTCCAATGGTTGGGAGGAAGTGATCGCTACCATCCTGAGCGGTGGCGAGCCTTCTTTCAAAGCCAACTGGCTGCCCACCCATGCTACGCAAAATGAAAGCACTGGCGTGGCGTATGTGATCTTGAACCGTCTGAAACGGAATTGGAGGATCACTCTTCCCGGTTCGGTCAAGACCTTCAACTTTGCGGCGATCGTGAGCAGCTTCAAACCGGGCGCTCCCCTGAAAGGGAAACTGCAGGTTGAATTCAAGCTCAAGATCTCCGGACCTGTAACGATGTCATAAGGTGCAATATGTCATTTCTGAATAGCACTCAAATCCTGGAAGCGGACGATCTGCCTCATGAAGATGTGGAAGTACCTGAGTGGGGGGGTACCGTGCGTGTGATCGGGCTAGATGGCGAATCGTCATCCAAGTTCTCATCACAAATGGTCGTACTGGGCGATGATGGAAATCCCAAGAGCGTTGACCTGGATAATTTCCAGGCACGGCTGTTGGTGCTGACCCTGCATGACGAAAACAACAATCGTCTATTCAACGAGGAACAGATCAAGAAGCTTGGGAAGAAATCGAGCAAGGTGCTCACACGCCTGGCTACGATCGCACAGCGCTTGAGTGGTATGGACCAAGCGCAAGCAAAAAACTCAAGCGGGACTCCCGCCGCCGCTTCGCCTACCGCTTAGCACTGGCGCTGGGGGTCCCGAACGTGGACCGGATGTTGCGCAGCATGTCCGGTCAACAGTTTTCCGAGTGGATCGAATTCTCTCAGCTCGAACCATTTGGAGAAGCGCGTGAAGATCTGCGCATGGGCATTCTGGCTGCCTCCCTGATCAACAATATCGGGATGATATGGACCGGAGAAAACCCTGGCGCAAAGCCTGAAGATTTCATTCCTGACTTTGAGCAGCGCGAGGCGAACCCTGCGGATGTTGCCACCAAGATCGATATGTATTTCTCGATGATGGCAATGGCAGGGACAAAGACAACTGACGATCGGATACAGTAATTCATGGATATCGCAACCCTGGCGGTCAAGCTGATCGCTGACAGTACGCAATTCGTCAAGGGCATGGACCAAAGCCGCGAGAAAGCGGCGACGTGGGCGAAGGATGTCAGTAAAACGATGAAGGACGTAGGCGGAGACATGATGGACTTTGGAAAAAAGTCCACCGCCTATATCACTGCACCCATTGTGGGCGCTGGTGTTGCTGCCATAAACATGGCAAGCGATCTGGAAGAGACAAAGAATAAGGTTGCCGTGGTTTATGGCGATATGACTGCCAGTGTGATGGCTTGGAGTCAAACCTCAGCCACCGCCATGGGACAGAGTCAGCAACAGGCATTGGATGCCGCTGGCAGTTATGGCAACCTATTCTTAACCATGGGTCTTGGTCAGAAGCCTGCAGCGGATATGTCCATGAATTTGGTGCAGCTGGCATCTGACCTGGCATCGTTCAACAACGCAAATCCGCAGGATGTTTTAGAGGCACTGCAATCGGGCTTGATCGGGCAATCAGAGCCCATGCGAAAGTTTGGGGTGAACCTGAGCGAGTCTGCTGTGGCGCTGCAGGCGATGAAGATGGGACTTGCCAATGTGACCGTGGATATGACCAAGGTCAACGGGCTCACGATCGATCTGGAACAAGCTCAGAACGATGCGGCTGCCGCCACAAAGAAATTCGGTGAGAGTAGTATCGAAGCACGCGAGGCAACCCAGAAGGTGGCAGAGATCCAGCAGAAACTGGATGATGCCATGGCAGGCAGTACAGACCAGGTCAGCGAGGCGGCAAAATTGCAGGCGCGTTATGCGTTGATCATGCAGCAAACCACTACAGCACAGGGAGATTTTGCCCGTACATCAGATGGCTTGGCAAACAGCCAGCGCATAGTGGTGGCTCAGGTCAAGGATGCCGCTGCAGCGTTGGGGCAGCAGCTGCTGCCCTATGCACTGCAATTCGTAAATTGGGCAAAAGAGATGGTGGCCCGATTCCAGGCGTTGAACCCACAACAACAGCGCATGATCTTGATAGTGTTGGGGATCGCAGCTGCCATCGGTCCGGTAGTCACCATCATAGGTGGTCTGGTCTCTGCGATCGGTGCAGTGATCGGCGTGTTGGGAGCCGTTACGACGCCTGTGCTGATCGTGATCGCTGTGATCGCTGCACTGGCTGCCATTGGATATGTGTTGTATTTGGCATGGACAAACAATTGGGGCGGGATCCAGCAAAAGACGCAGATGGCAATTAACTTCATCCGCTTGGCGATCGCCATGGGTATGCAGTTCATCCATAATCTAACGAGCGGGAAACTGGGTGCGCTCAGCACATTGTGGAACAACGCCATGAATTCGCTGATGGTGATCATCAATACGTTCATTACGAACGCCAAACTTCTTATCCAGGCATTCCAGGCTGCCTTCAACGGAGATTGGAGGAGGTTCGGTGAGATCCTGCGCCAGATGTGGGACAACACCTGGAAGATGATGGTGACCATTCTCAAGAATAGCTGGAGCAGTTTCAAGACGGCGATCAGCGCATTGGTGAAGAATATCATCACGTTCTTCAAAACAACCGATTGGGGACAAGTCGGGAAAAATATTTTGGAAGGCATTGTCAACGGTGTTCAGAACTATACATCCTGGGCGATCAATAACCTAACCACTGCCTGGAGCGCGATCGTGGAGGCGGTGAAAGGTTTCTTCCAGATCAATTCTCCGTCTCATCTAATGCGCGTGGAAATTGGTTGGGCGTTGGGTGAAGGAACTGTATTGGGGTGGCAGGAAAGTATCCAAAAGTTGTTCCCGCCCACAATGGGTTTGCTGGAACCGGCATTTGTTTCGCCTGTGCGTGCCATGAGTGGGTCAAGCATCAGCTCTGTGAACACTCGTACGCGTGGATCCAGCCTGACAGACGACCGCGCGATCGCGTTGCTGGAAGAGATCTCGGAAAAGGACACGATCGATTATGAAAAACTGGCGCGCGTGTTGCGTGACATTATGCTGTTACGGGATAAGAAGAAATGATGCAGGACACGTATCCAGATAGTTATAAGATCTATGCCAAGATCCTGAGTGTTTGGACCGATATCACACGTTATGTGATCAAGAACATCACAGGCAGATGGGGGCTGCCTGGGAATGGTCCGCACGATCGCATGGCTGAGCCTGGATGGATTAAGTTCACGATGAGGAACGACAGTGGGCAATGGCTTCCGGGCATGAGCACCACTCTTGCTGGGTGGGAGAAAGGCATCGAGGTCAAGCTGGTGATCGTCTACGACCAGGAAACCTTTGTGCGCTGGAAAGGGGTCATTGAGTCAATCGATCCGGGCACTGGCGTGAACGGGTATTTGAATGTGAATGTGAAATGTGTGGACTGGCTGGAGTTTGCAGCCAATCATCCCATCGTGAATCCGGGTGTGTTGACTGACCAGCGCGGAGATGATGTGATCCGCACAGCCCTTGCATTGATGCCCATTCAACCAGCCGCAACCAGGCTCGATATAGGCTCCAACGTGTTTCGAACTACGTTTGATGTGGTGACCAGTAATACCCGGGTGTACACAGAATGCAGCCGCGTAGCTTATTCAGAGATCGGTTATGTCTATCTGATCAAGGACCGCTTCAACGGTGAAACGTTGGTCTTTGAAAACTCCATCCATCGCCAGGGCATTCAGCCGCTTTCGCAGATCTCTCTGCGGAGAGCGCTGAGTGATGTGTTGATCACGGAAAGTGGGGAGGACCTGCTTACCGAAGATGGTGAACAATTGATCGTTGACGCAGCACAGGATTTCGTGGCTGATAACACCATGATGGAAGTGATCGATGAATACGGCAAGCGCGTGATCAACCAGTTCACGGTGACCGCGAATCCCCGCAGGGTAGATACTTCCCCCCAGGTGCTTTTCAAGTTGGATGCGCCCATGCTGATCGGTTCCTGGCAAACGCTAGAGATCAAAGGCAACTATGTAGATCCCGCTGGCGGCGACCAGATCAATGCGCAGGACACTCCCGCTCCCAGCATAAGCTATGAAATGCGGAGCAATGAGGATGGCAGCGGAACGGACCTGTCAGCGAACCTGCATATCTTATCCACGCAGTATGGGTCAGATGGTTTCACCCATAGGGTGCGCAACGAAAGCAGCTCCATTGCCTATATTACAACGTTCGATATTCTGGGCTATGGTATTTATGTGTACAACACCATTGACCAGACTGAAACGAACACACCCTCTGTCAATAAGTATGGCGTGATACCTGGATATTATGACCAGGAATATAAGACAGATCTGCAGCGTGGCACATTGTATGCGTTGCGTGTGGTGGATGAAGAAGGCACACCGCGCAAGGTTGTCAATGGTTTCACCTTTCTGGCAAATAAATCACCCGATCTGATGTTTGCCTTCCTTCAGGGAGATGTTGGGTTTCTTTTCCATGCTATCGCGGATGCCAAGGAAGTGGATGCGCTCTTCTATGTGCATGCGGTTGAGTTCACCATCAAGCCTGGCGGCGCGATCTACTACACATGGATGGTCAAGGAAGTATCTTCGCTCACGTCTGGGCTT